GCTATCTAAAATATTTCCAGAATCTTCATTTGTAACTGTAGTTGTTGTTGTCGTAGTTTCTGTTGTAGTCGTTGTTGTTATACCGCCATTTTCAAATTCTATTGTTTCAGTAATAACTTCATCAATTATTTCTTCTATTGTAGGGGTACAAAGACCTGTGGTATCAGTTGAGCAATCTACAGCTTTACTAGAAAAGGATAGGGAAACCGATATACATAGCCATAGCAATAAATATAAACTTCGTAAGTTCATTGTTAGCTTCTCTTTCTTCAACTGTAATTTCTCTACCTTCTAATAAATTAGCTTTTATTAAACTTCCATCTGGTATCATTTCTGGATTTTCTAACCAGCCTTTTTTTGCATCTATACCAATTTTTGAATCGTAAGGGCAATACGTTCCAGCTTGATACATACTATCCCATGTGCGGCTATCTAAACACAAAACTGACACAGCCGCCACTTTCATACCCATTGAGAATAATCTTGATGAGATCTTTAATTTAGAACATAGAGGATCTTCTCTAACTATTCCAGAAGCTATGCCTAGTATGTTTGTTTGTATTGCTCCGCTAGTTGCTACCATACAAATATCAGAATTATTTACAACAACACTTGGAGCATTGGCTGTAGGAACTGATTTATCTATTACTGTTGAACTAACAGTATTTGTTTCTGCACTTTTAGTATCAGTTGCAACAGCAACAAAAGTTATTGCTGTAAGTAAAATAAATAATGTTTTCATCTCGCTGTGGTCGGTACACCATCACTAGATACAAAACTACTTGTATTAGGTGTTAATCCCACATTTCCACCATTAAATCCGTTTCTTTTATTATTAGCTATTCTGCTATCCATTTTAGATATAAACCAAACTAATGATACGGATTGAATTGCGATAGCAAGAATAATAGAAATTGTTTTGCTATCTAAGTTCATTAAGGTTTAGTGGGGAATACTACTGCTTCAACATCTTCAACAGTGCTTAATCCATCAGTTATATCTCTTAATGATTGTCTATAAGTAGCCATATCACTAGATAGAGTATTATCTGATAATGCTAAATAATCTGTCTGTGCAAGTAGTCTATTTCTTTTTGCTCTTAAATCAGCTATTGCTCTGTCAAATGCACCATTTAACCATTCTTGTTCTTCTAATTGTCTTTGTGCTATTTCTTCATCTGTTAAAGGAACTTGTACTCCATTAACTAATTTATGTGATGTTGCCATTGTTTAATCCTTTCTTTTGTTTTTATAATGTAAATCATTAAGCAAGTCCATATAGAGATATTGTACCATCATCTATATTGCCAGATTCAAATTTAAAATCTATACTTGTTATAGCAGATGTAGTATTGAAATATCCTGCTGTGTACCAATTAGAAATATGGTCATTAGAATTATAATTAGCTGTGACAGTTTTAAAATGTTTAACATACGTAGTGCTACTAGGATTATATAACCATAATTCACCACTAAAACATTCATCATTTCCATTACCAATATCGTCTGTTATTCGTTGATAACTTGTTTCTTGTGCTTTATCTCTAGCTGTATAGTAAGCCAAGCCAGTAGCAGTATCGGCTTCATCGTGAAATGCTCTAAAAACTGTTGTTGTCATAGTTTGGTTATAATTAGTATTAGTTCCTATATCTCCTTGAAATTCAAATTCTACAACATCACTACTTGGGTGAATATTCTTAAACACAAACTTATATGCTTTATAGGTACTATCTAAAACAACATCATTACTTCCATTAACAAATGATACTGAAGCACTAGAACTAGCAGTGATTGATTTAATTAAAACTAAACTTCCACTAGGATTACTAGCAGGAAATGTAAAATCATATTTTAAGTTTCCGTATATACTCATTATGCTATCCCATACATTTGAATTGTACCTGCATCAATGTTTCCACTAGCCATTTTAAAATTAATAGCATTTACTGCTGATGTAGTATTGAAGTATCCTGCTGAATACATATCAACACTAAAATCTGAACTATGTAAAGAATTTGTCCTACTTGTATAATGTTTAACATAAGTCGTTGATGATGGATTAAATAACCATAACTCACCACTTAAATTTTGGTCATTTCCAGTTCCTATATCATTATTTAAAATTGAATAACCTGTGCTTTGTGCTAAATCACCACCACCATAGACTAATCCTTGACCATTATCTGCTTCACCGTGATATGCTTGAAATCCTGTGGTTGTGGCAGTCACTCCATAACTGCTACCACCATTAGTAGAAGTTTGAAAATGAAAAACACCAGAACTTGCAGGGTGAATATTAATAAACTTAAAACAATAAGTTCTATAAGTGCTATCAATTCCTGTAAATGAAATAGAAGAACTAGCACTAGCAGTTTGTTCAGATATTAAAGTCATAGCACCAAATGTTCCTGCAGGTGGTGTAAAATCATATTTTATTGCATTGTATGTACTCATTGTTTTACTCCAAATAGTTGGATAGTTCCGTCATCTATATTACCACTAGACATTTTAAATTGTACTCTTGTAATTGCTGTTGTTGTATTTATGTACCCGCCTCTAAAGGGATTATAAGCACCTTCACTATGCATATTTGCAATTGAACACGCCATAAAATGTTTAACAAAAGTTCCACTACTTGGTTCAAAAAGTCTTAACCAACCAGATACAGCTTCATCATTTTCATTACCTACACTGTCTGATATATTTTGAAAAGATGTTCCTTGAGCTTGGTCTCCTCCAGTAGAATAAGAAAGACCAGAAACATCATCTTCTCTATGATAACTAAAAAAAGAAGTGGATGTTATTGTTTGATTGTAATTTGTATTAGTTCCAGTATCTACTTGAAATTGAAAAGTTATATCATTACTTTCTGGATGAATATTATTAAAAATAAACCAATACTCATCATAAGTACTGTCTATTCCTGTGGTAAATGAAATTGATGCTGATGCTGATGCAGTTTGAGTAGATAAAAGTTTTAAACTACCTGCTTTAGCATAATCCACATTATACCGAATGGCATTATAAGTGGACATATTTTATTTTTCTTTCAGTAGCCACCCTTGAGTATCATCTACAAATACTAGGGTTAAACCTGCTCTTTCAGTAGCAACAGTTAAATCAGATGCATCACCTTGAATTGGTTTTCCATTTCTTGCGATAGTTAAATTGTTTGTATCAAATGTTCCTGCATAATCTATAAAAGATACTTCATCACCTTGTGTGGGTGAAGCAGGTAGAGTAGCAGTGATTGCACCACTAGTAGTATTGACAAAATATCCTTCACTAGCTACTGCAGTGAAATTTCCAGTCTTAACAGTTTGCCAAGCAGTGCCACCTGTAATTCCTGTTAATGAAGAACCATCACCAGAATAAGAAGTAGCAGTTACTGTTCCTGTAATGTTGATATCACCTGTTCCTGTAATATCATTAGAATTTACATCTAAATCACCACCAAGTTGAGGAGAAGTATCATTAACAATATCAAATGTAACTGAACTGTCTGTCCAATCTACAGTATTAGCAGTAGTGTTAATTGTACCTAATTGAATATGATCTGCCCCATCATAAAATTTTAAAACATAAGCAGTAGCACCACCAGATGTATCAACCCATATAGAACCAGCCGCTAAACTTGCTGGTGCTGAACTTCCAATATGACTTGTATTTAAAGCACCTAAAATATTGTTCAATTCTGTACGGAAGGCACTGAACCCCTGGTTTGCTAAACTTACATCTGAAACTTGACTCATAATTGTTATTTACCTTTTTAACTTGCTGATTGCAACCCATAACCTTGAGCCACATAATCAAATGTTCTTGAAATACCACTACTTGATGAATTTGTAAATGCTATTGAGAAACCTGTTTTGCTTTTAGAGGATATAGTATAAAAATCTCCACTAGCCATATTTTCTGCCGATATACCTATTGCTGGAGTTGCATAAAAAGGTTTTCCAAAAGTTATCACATATGTACCTGTTCCAGAAACAACATCATTTTCTGACTCAATTCTTTTTTCCATATTAACAGATATAGACATAGCTGAAACAAATGCTCTAGTTTTATTATTGGCGTTAGCTAATCGTAATCTAAATTTAAAATATCTACCTTTAAAAGTGGTTGTTGTATTCATATTAAAAAATTCTGTTGCATTATTTAAGCTAGTATTTGAAGTTGCTATTTGTAAATTAACAGTTGCGTTTGTTGGATCATTACCATCAAAAGGTGCTGGAGCGTCATCAAATAAAGAAGCTCCTCTACCATCATCAAATAAGTCATATGGATCTTCAATTTGATCTATGGTTATGTTTTTAGTAAATGATACATCATAAATAGCGTCTAAACTTAATGTTTGGTTTAATGTATAAAATCCTTCATTATCAATATTCGCATTAAAATAATTTGGATTTGATGTAGAGTCAGTTCCACCTAAATCAAAATTTCCTTGAACACTATCAAAGTTGCCAATAGTATCATCAAAATTAGTTATCGTATCAAGCACTATTGAATTAGTTCCAGAGCTATCCGTTAAAGCAACATCATCATCATATGTTCCTAATGTTAAATCTTCGTTTAAAGTATTAATATTAGTAAATGCTGGGAGTGAGGATATATTAGAATAAATTATTGTTTCGTTGTTTGATTCGTTTCCTAATTTATCTACAGCTTTTATTAAAAATGAACCTGTTCTAGCGTTAGTTGTTATTGTTGTTCCAGATGTTCTAGGAACTTGTAACCAGTTAACAGATTTATTCCATTGAGCAGAAGCTGTTACATTCTGATAACGAATTTCATAATAAGAAATATCAAGATCAGATACAGCGTCCCAGTTTAATTGCATTTGATTTGAGCCTTGCATATTAACAGAAAAGTTTTGAACATCTTGCGGTGGCTCTGTAGCACCAACAATTTTTCTACTTGCACTTGTATATGTTGAACTTGCACCAAGACTATTAATTGCTTTAACTCTTACATCATAAGTAGAATCATCAATAACATTGAGCATTTCATAATTTAATTGTGTACCTTTTGATAAAACAAAAAAATCTGAATCTGTGCTTA